CTAAAACAGCGCCCAAGAAGACCCCTAGACCCAAGCAACGTCCTGCTGCAGGTCCAGTTACTAACGAGTCATTTGGTAAAGCCTTCGCTAGAAACCGTAAGTCTGGCAATGCTACCTTTACTTGGAAAGATAAGAAGTATACTACTCGTTACAAAGAAGAGTCTATCACAGAGCACAAGAAGAAGTTTGGTGTTGAGGGTAAGTACTAATCATGTTTAAACTTGAAGGTGATAGAGTTCTAAGCCCTCGTGGTGATGTCCTTGCAGAGAAAGTCTATGGGGAGTGGCAAACTAAAGATGTTGCTGTCCTAGACTTCTTGGCTGGTGCGGATAAACCAAAGAAGAAGAAAACAAAACCTAAAGCTAAGGCTACTCCTGATCCTGTTCTTGAGAGAGCACGGGACGAGAATGGTCACTTCATTGCTGACGATCCTACTACAGAAGTTAATGAGGCTTGGGTAGTTAAGACTGCTAAGAAGGTACTGAAAAAGAAATGAGTTTAATTAATCAGGGCAAACCATCACGTATGCGTTCTGTGTACGGTCACAACAGTGGCACTGCTACAGAGGTTGTATATACATGCCCTGCTAACTGTGTAGCTGAGGTTACATTCATCCACATAATAAACGGGGGTGGAAGTACAAACTCTGTAGATGTAGAGTGGTATGTAGCAGCTGATGACTACACGTCTCACTTTCTTTCAGGTAAGAGTTTAAATTCAGGTGATTACGTTACCTTTTCCGACATTGATCTAATACTACAGCCCGGTGACAAGATACAAAACGTACCTACTTCCGCTGGACATATCGACACTATCCTTACTGTAACAGAGACCTTCGTCCCAGTAGGGTAATAGCGGGGTTGCATTATTGTCTGTGGTATGATATAACTATATGTATATAACTAGTCTCCGGTAGCTAATCTCGCTACTTGTATAATCTAAACGGAGACAAGTATGCTTAAAGAATGGGCAAACACTGCACTGAGATCAATTCAAGAAGGTCAACAGAGACGGGCAGACTTCTGGATTCTCCAGAACATGTCAGACAAAGAGCTACGTGACATCGGTATTTCACGTACTGAAATAAGGCGAACAGTATATGGCAAGGCAACTAACTGAGAAGCAACAGAAGTTCTTAGACGTTCTGTTCGATGAAGCCAAAGGAGATCCTGTTAAAGCCAGAAAGCTTGCAGGATACTCCGAAGGTATGTCTACATCCTCTATTGTTTCAGCACTTGAAGACGAGATTGTTGATAGAACTAAAAAGTTTATTTCACGGTCTTCTACTAAAGCTGCTTACACAATGTTCAGTGTGATGGCTGACCCTACAGACCTAGGCGTTAAAGAGAAGATGATGGCAGCTAAAGACATCTTGGACAGAGCAGGTTTTACTAAGACAGAGAAGGTAGAGGTTAAAACAACAGAACCTCTCTTTATTCTACCTTCCAAGGATACAGATGCCTAAGGTTAAGGCTGCAAGGGCATCTAAAGCAGACTACCCAACTAAAGTAGACTGGCAGGTACCACTCAGGGGAGAAAACGGCGAGTGGTATCCTATCATCAGAGTTGGAAGACACGTACCATTTGGTTACAAGCAAGATGAAGAAGACATAGATCTACTCATACCCATCCCAGAAGAATTAGAACTTTTAGAAAAAGCAAAGCTATTCCTACAGGAGTACAGTCTAAGGCAAGTAGCCAAGTGGCTGACTCAACAATCGGGTAGGTATATCTCACATGTAGGGTTAGACAAACGTGTCAGGATCGAAGAAAAGCGCAGACGGGCTTCCTCCAGCTATCGCAAATATGCCAAAAGGTATAAAGAAGCGTCAAGGAAGGCGGAGAAAATCGAAAAGCAAAGACTTGGTGGTAGAGCTACCAAAAGAATCTTTGGAGACGGTTGGTCAGACACCAGCGACACCGAATCCTCAGGAGATTGATGTTGAGTCTGTTCAGAGAGATATTATCTTTGAGCCCAATCCTGGCCCCCAGACAAGCTTCCTAGCGGCTACAGAGCAAGAGGTTCTGTACGGCGGCGCAGCTGGTGGTGGTAAGAGCTATAGTCTTATTGCTGACCCAGTCAGATACTTGAACAACCCTAACGCTAGAATGCTTATTGTACGTAGGAGTACAGAGGAGCTAAGAGAACTTATATCTGTAAGTAAACAGCTTTATCCCAGAGCTATCCCAGGTATTAAGTTTATGGAGAGAGACAAGACTTGGGTAGCACCTAGCGGTGCAACACTCTGGATGTCTTACCTTGACCGTGACGATGACGTTATGAGATACCAAGGGCAAGCGTTCAACTGGATTGGATTTGATGAATTAACTCAATGGCCTACGGACTATGCGTGGAACTACATGCGCTCAAGGCTACGTACTACTAAAGCTTCTGGTCTACCTCTTTATATGAGGGCTACGAGCAACCCTGGCGGTCCTGGTCACTACTGGGTTAAGAAAACCTTCATTGACCCTAACACCCCTAATGAGGCCTTTTGGGCGACAGACTTAGAAGGTGAGACTATTTGTTGGCCCAGTGGACACAGCCGAGCAGGGGAGCCTCTCTTTAAAAGAAAGTTTATCCCTGCGACTTTGTTTGATAACCCTTACCTGTCTGATGACGGGATGTACGAAGCCAACCTTCTCTCTCTGCCTGAGCACCAACGGCGTCAGTTGCTGGAAGGGGATTGGGACATCAACGAGGGAGCAGCTTTTCCTGAGTTTAACCGTAGAGCACACGTTGTAGAACCCTTTGAGATTCCTCACAACTGGCCTAGGTTCAGAGCAGCTGACTACGGGTACGGATCTTACAGTGCTGTCCTTTGGTTTGCTGTATCTCCTGATGAACAGTTGGTCGTGTATAGGGAGATGTATGTAAGCAAGGTACTGGCCACAGACTTAGCTGACATGATTTTAGAGGTTGAGTCTGAAGAGAAAATAAGGTATGGTGTCCTTGACAGTTCCCTCTGGCACAAAAGAGGTGATACTGGACCCAGCCTAGCAGAACAAATGATAGTTAAAGGTTGTCGTTGGAGACCAGCAGACAGATCTAAAGGCTCTAGGGTAGCAGGTAAAAACGAATTACATAGAAGACTACAAACGGATGACTTTACCGAAGAACCAAGGATAGTCTTCTTTAGTAACTGTTACAACACAATTGCTCAGTTACCCTCTCTACCCTTAGATAAAAACAACCCTGAGGACGTAGACACTAAGTCAGAAGACCACATCTATGACGCTCTTAGGTACGGTATCATGACAAGACCTAGAAGTAATCTGTTTGATTATAACTCTGACTCGCAGCGTACAGGCTTTCAGGCATCAGACACAACGTTTGGATACTAAGGAACAATTATGGAAGAAGATGACATCTTGGCTGAAGAAGTCTACATGGAAGACGCTGAAGTATCTTACATCGAAGACTCAGAAGAAGAAATGGGTACTGACCCTTCAGTAGGTACCATTGTTGGTTATGTTCAACAACGTTTTGACAAGGCTGAAACAGCTAGGCACGGCGAAGAACAACGCTGGATTAGAGCTTACAGGAACTACCGAGGCATCTACGGACCAGACGTACAGTTTACTTCCTCCGAGAAGTCTAAGGTCTTTGTTAAAGTTACTAAAACTAAAGTACTTGCAGCCTACGGTCAGATTGTAGAAGTTCTCTTCGGAGCCAACAAGTTTCCAATCAGCATTGATCCTACGGTACTTCCAGAGGGTGTTACTGAGGCTGTCCACCTTGAGACTGAAGACACTATCAAGAAGATGAATGAACAGCAAGTCCCTGAGGCTGACTACGGGGCGGCACCAGCCATTGAACCTGGAGAAACTCTTGTTGACTTTAGAGAGAGACTAGCTGGCCTTAAGACTAAACTTGCGCCTGTGCAGGAAGATCTTAAAGAGGGTGAAGCAGAGTCTCCATCGCAGATCACTTTCCACCCAGCTATGATTGCTGCCAAGAAAATGGAAAAGAAGATCCACGATCAGCTTGAGGAATCAAACGCTAGGAAAGAACTACGTACTGCAGCCTTTGAGTGTGCTCTGTTTGGAACAGGTATCATGAAAGGTCCGTTTGCTGTAGATAAAGAGTATCCTAACTGGTCTGACGAAGGGGAGTACACACCTCTTATTAAGACTATGCCAAGATGTTCTTCTGTTTCAATCTGGAACTTCTACCCTGACCCTGACGCTTCCAACATGGATGACGCAGAGTTTATCGTAGAACGCCACAAGATGTCTCGCACACAACTACGTGCTTTAAAGAAGAGACCTTTCTTCCGCTCCAATGCGATTGATACCTCAATTTCTATGGGTGAGTCCTACACTAAGGAGTGGTGGGAGCAGGCCATGGAAGACGATGAGCAAGAGACACGCAGTGAACGCTTCGAGGTCTTGGAGTTCTGGGGTTACGTAGATACGGAGATGCTAAAGGATCAGAACGTAGACATCCCAGAAGAGATGGAAGACGTAGACCAAGTGTCTGTCAATGTCTGGATATGTAACGGTCAGGTTCTACGTCTAGTCCTTAATCCATTTACACCTTCTTATCTTCCCTACTACGCAGTTCCCTACGAGGTAAACCCGTACAGCTTCTTCGGTGTAGGTATTGCTGAGAACATGGACGACACACAGACCTTGATGAATGGTTTCATGCGTATGGCTGTAGATAACGCAGCTTTGTCAGGTAACTTGATCATTGAAGTAGACGAAACAAACCTTGTTCCAGGTCAAGACATGTCAGTATATCCTGGAAAAGTCTTTAGAAGACAAGGGGGTGCACCTGGCCAAGCCTTGTTTGGTACCAAGTTCCCTAACGTTTCTAACGAGAATATGCAGTTGTTTGATAAAGCGAGGGTGTTAGCAGATGAATCGACAGGGTTCCCGTCTTTTGCTCATGGTCAAACAGGGGTTAGCGGTGTTGGTAGGACTGCAAGCGGCATTAGTATGCTTATGTCTGCTGCTAACGGTTCTATTCGTAATGTGGTTAAGAACGTAGACGACTACCTTTTATCACCCCTTGGTAAAGCTTTCTTTAACTTTAATATGCAGTTTGACTTCGACAACGATATCAAAGGTGACCTAGAGGTTAAAGCTCAGGGTACTGAGAGCCTGATGGCTAATGAAGTACGCAGTCAACGTCTGATGCAGTTCTTACAGATTGCTCAGAACCCTGCGCTGGCTCCCTTCTCTAAGATGGACTACATCATCCGTGAGATTGCTAAGTCTATGGACCTTGATCCTGATAAGGTAGTCAATTCTATGGCTGATGCAAGACTGCAAGCTGAGCTACTGAAAGAGTTCCAAGCACAGAACCCTGAACCTCAACCACAACCCCAAGAAGGTGTACAACAGCCTCAGGGCCAAGGAGCGGCTCCTGGAGTACAGGATACCTCTGGAGCAGGGGGTGGCAACATAGGAACAGGAACAGCCCCTCAGCCAGGAGAACAGGGCTTCTCAGGTAACACTGGGCAACAGGGGGCAGCTTAATGCACAACCTGAAGCCTCTAGTTAATGATAAAGCTTTGTGGGAATCATTCCTCCAAGAGATCCAAGACAGACTCAACGATGTCCACAAGCAGATGGAACAAGCTACAGACACTAACGACTTCCTGAGGCTTCAGGGTCAGGCTGCTTGCTTGAACAAGTTTAAGTTCTTAAGGGATAAAGTTAATGGTTGAAAAGTCTCCCCGCCCGAAGGCCAGGTCACAAAAGATTAAAGAATCTAAACCTTTAGCCCCTGAAAAGTCTATACGCCCTAAAACTAGGGAACAGGTACGTGTTGAAGACGAGATGCGCCAGTTCGGAAACCTAGAGTTTCGTGCTGACATGGAAGACCAATTAAGCTGGAACCCACTAGCCAGACTTGGTTTTGAACCTGATCAGTCTGTTGTAGGTAGACCTGCGTACAATAGTCCTCATATATACGAAGGTATTAGGTACCCCTACAATTCAGAACAAGAGTATATAGACGAAACTTTACCAATGGCAGCATCTGGGGCTGAGTACAGAGATATTGTAGGTAGAGTTAAACCAGGGTCTGTCGTAGTGAATTCAAACACTGCAAAAAACCCTGTATGGTCCCACGAGTACACTCACGGTGGTCTAGAGAAAGTAATAGAGTACCTAAATGAAGATAGAGACTTTTTTACTGAGAAGTACGGGGAAGACACAGTTAGACTCTTAGATGAGATACGCAGTGATACTAATAGGTCCAAAGGTCCAAACGAAAAACTGACTGAAATGTTAGACGATGTTTCTAAGGATTTAGAAGTAGACTTAAAAGGAAACTTAATACCTGCTGCTGGAACTGCGTTAGGTAAAATGGACAACACGAGGACTGCCGTAGAAGACTGGGCTGCAAGCCCAACTAGCAGAAGTGTGAGATCTAGAAGAACTTTACAAGAATATCTTAAGCTGGGTAGAGTTAAAGACGAGAAGTTACATAAGTCTGACATAGAGTCTGCTTTCCCAGGATACGTAGGGATCTTTGAGGCAGCTGAAGATATGCTTGAAGCTCAAGGTGAGCCTTTACCAACGGAAAAAAGAGGCTGGATTAAGAGAACACTATCTAGGATGGGTTTTGATGAAGGTGGCCTAGCCCAACAAACTGAAGAGGCTTTGGGTTTAGCAACACCTCCTCTTGAGGAGACACAAGAAGCTAAAGACGCTAGAGTTAAGGCAGCAACTTCCCGTAGACCAGGGTTTAGAGGTGATGGCCCCTTTGACTTCGCAGGCTTTGGATCTTACCTAAAAGAGAACGTATCTGAGGAAGAGCTAATAGCTGGCCTAGATAATGCTGGCGAGTGGTTGGTTCCGTTCTATGATGCTGGCAGTAACATGGTCAACGTCATTGACGAGTACACTAAACCTGAGGAAGAGCGTGACTACGACTACATTCAGTCAGAGCTAAGCAAAGCTGGCACATCGGCAGCAACTGAAGGCGCTATGTGGCTCATGGGTGGTCTTGCCACTAAGTACGGTATTAAAGGTGTTAAGGCTTTATCTAACAAGGCCAAGCAGTACGAGATTGATCCTAACTCCATGTCTGCCTTTGGTGTGGGTGCTATCAAGAAAAAGTCAGACAGTGTGGCTCTACCACCTGCAGAGAATGCTGCTCGTACTCAAATAGCTGGAACTCTTCCAACCTATAAAAAAGCAGACACTCTCCTCACAGAGTTAGCTGGTGAAGGTAAAACTCTAGACTTCGGCGCAGGTCTAGGCCTATCTAAGAAAGAACTAGGGTTTGATACTTATGAGCCTTACCCTAAAGGTGACTTTACGCCAGACTTTACCAGCCCAGAGAAGATACCTTCTAACTCGTACAAGAAGATAACAAACCTTAATGTGCTAAACGTAGTTCCAAGAGAGGTGCGTGACGGTATCGTAAGAGACATTGGACGTATTCTTGAACCAAACGGCACTGCCGTCATAACCACCAGGGGTAGGGACGTAATGGCAGCGAAGGGTAATCCTGGGCCAGAACCCATGTCAATTATTACTTCTAAGGATACTTACCAGAAAGGCTTCACGCAACCGGAGTTAAGGGAGTATATTTCTGAGATTCTTGGTGATGGTTTTGAAATTGTAAATAATAAGTTAGGTGCAGCTGGTGTTACAGTGCAGAAGCTTGCAACAAAAAACTTTAGTGAAGGTGGGACAGTAATGAAAACACAAATGGAAATGGCTCTAGGTGGGTCTGTTGAAGAGATTGATCCTGTATCAGGGAATGAAGTACCTCCAGGCTCAACCCCTAAGGAAGTAAGAGATGATATCCCTGCTATGCTGTCTGAGGGTGAGTATGTTGTTCCAGCGGATGTTACTCGTTTCTACGGAGTTAAGTTCTTTGAGGATCTAAGAGAACAAGCCAAGGTCGAACTGTCTGACATGGAAGCTAATGGTCGCATTGGTGGTGAGCCAGTCCCAGAAGACGAAGACGATCTAACAGAAGACGAGATGGCGCTTCTCCAAGAGGTTATGGCTTCTTCTCCAGAGACTATGGGTATGTTCCAAGGAGGTATGGTTAACCAACAGACAATACCTTCTCTTGAACAACCAAAACCAATGCCTGAACAAATGTCTCTTGACTTACCTCAACCGACAGAATACAATAAACCCATTGGTATGGCTGACGGTGGTGACATCAAACCTGCCCTTGATCCATTCGGAAATCCAATTCAACCGAGTGCTGTTAGTCCCCTTCCCTCGACACGGGGTCCAATGGTTCCCCCTGCTATTACTGGTGGCAGTGGTATCTACGGTATTTCAGGGGGTGTAGATACACCAGCTACAACAAACATTCCTGTAGCCTCATCCCCTATCTCTTCTATGCCAAAGACTAATGGCGACGATAAGGTTATGAAGACTGTTTTCTATATCCATAAGGACGGTAGGAGACTTTCAGTCCTAATGCTTGGTGGCAAACCTATTAGCTCAGTGCCAGCAGACTTTAATGAGTTTGTTGAGGACACACCAGAAAATAGGCAAGAGCTTAACTTTGGTGTTGCAGACTCTGGAGTAGACAGTACTGGTGGTGTAGCGACTGAGGGTGCCACAGTTTCAGCTGATGACACTAATGACGATGACAACAGTCTTGAAAACTACAAGGTTAATGTTAGAGATACCGTAGATCCAGACACACCTGATGGTGCTAGAAAGATGTACGAAGACAGCGGAGTGAATGCTAACGATCCCCTTACCGGGGCCAAGACCGCTCTTAAGGACACCTTTAAAGTATCTAAGGGACTTGGAACAGTCTTAGGTGCTATAAATCCTTACCTAGGTCTCTTAGGTGGTGTCGCCAATACTGTGAGTCAACTGTCTGCTGTATCTAAAGCGAACGCAAACATGCAGATGGCAGAATTCTTAGGTAAGACAGAGGACGCAGCTGCTATCCAAAAAGAAATAGACTCCTTCCTAGAGAAAGCTCCAGGTGTAGTGAGTGCCCTTGATAGTGTATTTGCTAAGGGTACTGAACGGTTTAATAACGCTCTTGAGACTTCTGTAAGTCAGTACGCTACCGAAGGCAGTGTTCTTAACGTTGAGGGTCTAAATGAGACAGGTAAGAAAAACCTACAAGACTACCTAGGTTATGAGTACACAGAGGTGCCTCTTACAGGTGGTGGTGCCGTGGCTACAGATCCGAGCCAACAGGGATCAACTGCATCTTCTTACACAGCCCCTAAGTCAGATGATGGTTTCAACCAAGGCTTCTTTACCCCCGGCAAGACTACAGTTAGACCTAAACTTAGACCAACTTCTGTCTCCGATCCGATCAGCTCAACACAGGCAACCGCAGCAGAACCTGCTCAGACTACACCGACAAAACCCGTTAAGGACACGGTTACAACTTCTTCTGGTCAGAAGGTTAAGATTGAAACTGGAGGTGGTACCGTCACAGACAATACAGGCAAGACCCATAAAAGTGAGGGTACCGTTGTAGGGGGTACTTATGCGGGTGACGGCTTTGAGTGGAAGAAGTCTGATAACGGTAACTACAATACAAGGGTCTACACGGGTGTCAACGAAAATAAGACAGGTAGTAACGACACTTCTTCATCTACTTCTTCGTCCTCCTCTTCTGGCGGTGGTTGTTGCTTTATAATGTTGGAAGCACGTTACGGTGATGGCACAATGGATGAAGTTGTCCGTAGATACAGAGACGAGTACATGACTGACCGTAACCGCAGAGGATACTACAAGACTGCTGAAGTACTTGTTCCTCTTATGCGTAAGTCTAAAGCATTCAAGTGGGTTGTTACTAAAACCTTTGCTGACCCACTCGTATCATACGGTAAGTACTACTACGGTGAAAATAAACATGGTGTTTTGTTTGCTCCTGTTAAAAACTTCTGGATGAAAGTGTTTGACGTAGTAGGTGGAGATACTGAATTCATTAGAGAAAACGGTGAGGTAGTCTAGGATATGTGTAATAACTTTAAAAAGGATTTAAGCTGATGGACCCTATTGATGGCTATGTTCAAGAAGTATTCTCTAGGTATCAAAGCTTACCAGAAGAAGAGAAGGCAGTTCTTAAAACAATACCTGACACTCCTTTTGCAGCCCCCCTCGGTAAACTTCTCGGCCCTGAGATGGGGGATTTGTTTTCATCCATTCTTTCTCAAGATGCTCCAGAAGAACAAATAGTGGAACCTACCACCCCTCAAGAACAGGTACAACCAAGGCGTATGGGTTTGGGTTCTCGTTAACCCTAAGTATACCCACAATAATAATAATAAGGCTACCCAGCAATCCCGCTGGCCCCACATAAGGAAGATACAATGTCTGAACTACTAACAATGCAATCCCCTAAGTCAGCAGGTTTTGTTGACAGAGGTTCGAACTATGACCGTAAACGTAAGCGTCTCCAACAAGAAGAACAAGAGATCGCTCGACTAGAAGCGGAGGCTAAAGGTGAAACCTTCGAAGAGGAATCCGATAGCGAGGGACTTGAGACAACCGAAGTACAGGCTGAGGGTAGTACCCAACAAGAAGAAGCCAACACTGAAGTTGAAGCACAAGAAGATGACTCTAACTTAACTGCTGAAGAGAAATCCTTTAAGAAACGCTACGGTGATCTACGCCGCCATATGCAGCAAAAAGAAAAAGAGTGGGAAGATAAGTTTAGTTCCTTCGAATCTAGAATGCGTAAAGAATCTATTGTTCCCCCTAAGTCAGATGAAGACATTGAAAAGTGGGCTAGAGAGTATCCTGATGTAGCTGGTATTGTTGAGACTATTGCTGCTAAGAAAGCCCAAGAGATGTTCAAGAAG